GGTTAGGAGAATGGAGGCTGAAGAGTTAAAGCCCAGGCCACCATAATTTTAGTGGGCTTATAGGTTGAGTAAACCACCTAGGGAAAGTCGTTAAAGGTCGACCCTGTTGTAAAAGAGGAATCTGCTCCAATAATATGTTTCTAATTCTGGGAAGTTAAAATCCAAGGATTATGATAGCTTTTTTAGAGCCGACAGAAACACATTCCATGAGGCAGAAGGAACGGTTTAGTTCCTAACATCTCTAGTTTATGACAATAGGGGACCCAGAATGAAGGATGGGTTAAGTGCTGGTATATGCACGAAGGTTTCCTCAATAGGGTGTTGGTTAAGGATGTCTAATCGATCACCGATAAGTATGTCGGTATTGTAGAGAGTTGAGTTTATGGTAAAGAAAGTGTCGGAAACTAAATTTTTTCCGGGTGATAGAGTAAAGCCTACCTTGGCTATCTCTACCATCCAGAGGTCGTAAAGTTCCTAATCTGAGATAAATAAAATATCATCACCATTAATCAAAACTGGTAGCCTCTCAATCCTTGGAGGTCTTACACCCAATTAAACACACCTGGCCCGAACGGCCCTGTAGAAACACACCAGATTCGCTGAACACAAAAATGGGAAGGAAAGGACTGAACCCATTAATTGACCTGTCGTCTGCTTTACACTCTCGAACTCATCATTTATCCATTCTCCCTCCTCATCTTGATAGGGAGGTAGTGGATATCTGAGATTTTATTCAAATAGATTACTTCGGAGAGCATGTGCATAATTATCTTCAAGATCACTTAGACCGTTCGCAATGAAAGTATGTTCGAGACACTGTTTAGTGTATTCAATTGTAATTCCATCGGTTGCAGCTTTGTAATCGCCAGATACGAACATCACGGTCGACCCCTTCACGTAGAAGGGCAATTAATTGTTCACAAGGATCACTGCCATAATTCGCTCACAGTCTCTTTCATCATAAAAGAGAGGGAGATTGGTTAATGTAAATTAGATCCTTCGGTCCATGGCCTTCTTAAGCCATTATTGATATGCACGTGAAAGATAACCCACGACACCTTATGTTTTCGATATGATTCGTACTTTAAGGGGTTCTGCGAGGGCAATTACGACACTAATTCGGTGTTCTTCTCTAGAAAAATCCAAGAATTGAAGGAAGGTTAGGAGTTCGTCAGGGAGTAACTCGACCTGATAATTAAACCTAGTTCCATAGCAATCACCGTTATCGTAAATATCTTTGGTATCAACATTTCTATTGAAGATACCCTGTAAGCGGAAATTCTCAGTATTCGCCTCAAGATCGATGTACTTCCTAATTTAGGACATCTGCATTGATTAAGCATCGGCTTCGATTATATTAATATCGAAGAGTCCAATGTCATCCTTATCTTGAGAGAGCATGGCTAACCGCTCAGCATGTTGCATGAGGCTCTGCCCCTTCATCAAATCATAGATTTCTTACCTCTAACCACCTTTTTTCAGAGGGTATTTCATTGTTGCTCCATTACCCGTGTCCCACAATTCTTATGGATCGAACGGTTAATCCGTCCACACGTTACTGCCTTTCTCTTTGATTTAGACCTTAAACATATAGTCTAAAACATCGATATCATCTTGATTAAAATCATAGGGCAGTGCGGGTTTTGTCAATTGAGCTTTATGGTCGTCGAGAGATGCTTATATGAAGCATTCAGGGACTTTGCAGCATCCTTTTTTGACCCCCTAAAACAGATTCCATGCGAAAAGATACGATTTCTTAACTTATCTTTTGCAAGACAAGAAAAAGAAATTAATCAGTTTTCCACAGAATGGTTTCTTCCTGGGGATGAGGTCCTTAGACCAACCTTCTTCATTATCCCATCTTACGATGAATGATTAAGCATAGTCCATATCTGGACACTTGGGGAGAAGGGAATTAGGATTCACATTATTAAAAAGCCGAGACAGGGGCAAGGTGGTTAGGTACTTAAACCATTTAACGACAAAAATGATACGATCTGCGGAGAATTATTACTCCTCAATACTCCAACAAAGGAGTAGACATCTTTTAAGATTTTTAAGCAGAATCATTTCAAATTTCTTCTTTCGATCCGTGGAAAGAAAGGAATAGGTAGTTTCATACATAGAACGGAACAAGGAGATTATAAATGTTATGGTGTCGTAGAATTATTCATCTACGGTGTATCCATTGTTGTTCGAAGTGTAGGAACTCTTCAGCAGGTCCAGGGTTAAAGTCTAGTTAACGAACTAGAGAAACTCTTGAACGGCTGGCGAGTAGGGGAATCTTAGGGTGAATTACCCGGATTTCTTATTCCACCTACGTGTGACGACCACGTCACCTGTAGCTAACTTTGCAGTAATATCTATGACTTAGTTAAATGTCATTGTCATTGTTCTCGGTATAGAAAGTATCGAG